CCAAATAATATCCTGACGCAAATACCAGCCGTCAGCTTGCAAAGCAAAAGCCACACGCCAAGGAATACCAACAAGATCTTTTTGTTTTAATCCTTGAATTTTATTATTGATTGCAACTTTCTGTCCGTTACGACCTTGGTATCTAGGATCTATTGTGTCTCCCTTGTGGCCAGTGCCACAGTAACTATCACCAAGGTTTAGCCATACAGTTCCATCATCACGCAAAACGCGCCTGACTTCTTGAAAAACTTTCACCAAATTTTCTACAAATTTCTCTGGCGTTTCTTCTTGTCCAAGCTGATTATCTTCACCGTAATCTCGCAAGCCCCAGTAAGGTGGACTTGTCACACAAGTGTTTACAGATTTTTCTTCCAATGAAGATAAAGTTTGCAAACAATCTCCCTCTAAAATTTTAATCGACATAAATATTCCTCTCAATGTGGTGGTGGTGCGAAGTATGCGAGCCTTGGCTTGCCCCTCTGCCCAGCGTTTGTTTGTCTGCTTTGAATGCCGCGATCTTCTATCAGCGTTTCGAGAACATCCTGACGGCGCTTTGGCTCCATGTTTGCAAATGCAGAAACCGTGCGTGATATTTGCGAGGCAGTGATACCTTGAAGCCCAGACCGTTCGATCTTCTCAAAGACTTGCTTGCATGTTGCCTGAAATGGACCTTCGGCCATGTTTGCCCTGAACATCTCAATGGCTTGCTTTGCGTAGTAATCGACATAATCAATTGACCACTGCATTGCATCGATCCCGATTTCATCTTGATCCATTGATCTGGCAATAATTAGAGACAGGCGCATCGCCACTTCGCGTGATCGATTGTACATATCCTCAAGACCAGAGCCGTTTTCCTTTTTAATGGCATCGACCAGACGCGCCTCATATTCGCGCAGCATGTCTTCAGCCTCTGGAGTAAACGGCACTTCAATTGGATGTGGCGGCAAATCATGTGCATTGCCTGTGTCCAGATCGCCTTCCTGTGCCTTGGCATGTTCCTTTGACCAAGCAGTCAAACGCTCTGAGATTGTGGATCTGCGTTTCTTCTGAGACATCTGCACCCCGATACCAGAACGCACAATGATGAATCGGTTTAGCAAACCAGACGCAACATCACCGCCCCCGATAGCTTGCAGAAACTCTGATGGTGTGGACATGCCCACCAGTGTCAGGCTTGGGCGCTTGACTACCTTCTCTAGTTTCTCAGCTTCGGATGCCTTCATAGTATTGGTGGCGTAGCCTTGCTGTCGGAGCGTACCGTCTTGGCGACCAAAGCATTCCATGATGGTGGTCAATGCGTCTGCCTTGTGCTGCATACCGCGAGCTGCTGCTGACTTGAGCTGACGGCCAAGTTCATCGACCACAGAAACGTGGGTGGGCTTTTTGGTCAGAGTTGAGATAACCCCAGCCGCTGACGTGTAGCCTGCTGGACCGATCAGTTCATCTAGACCAGCCTGTTCGAGCAGCTCCTCCAAGACAGTCTTGGTATGCTCCTTGCCAGATCCAGTCTCGCCAATGTTTAGAAAGTATAGGCTGGAAAAGTTTCGCTGATCTGTCACCCATCTGCGCCCCATGACCACAGAGCCATATGCTAATGCCGCTTGGACTGCGAATTGTGGCTGTGGTTTGATTGCCGTGACCGTGTAATAGTTGACCACATCTTGTAGGATGCCCGGTACACTGAGCAGATTTTCTGGCAGACCATCCAATGGCCCCTGCTCTTCTTTCTTGGGCTTGGATAAAATTTGCGCGGCAACCTTTGCGCCATGTTCAATGGCCTCCTTGTCATATTCATAATTTGGATCTTGCGTCACATTCAAAAGCTGTGCCGCATCTTTGACTGCCTTGCTGACATTGCCCTGATGTTCGTACTGCAAAAATACTTCGAAAGCATCGAAGCTGTGTGCGCTGTCAAATGGATCTGATGCATGGTGGCTGTAGGCGCGGCCATCGTCGAACAGCTTGACCCCAGCCAATCCAGATGATGAGTTTGGCGATAGGTATCTGTTGCGCGATGTTGGCTTGTAGCCGTACTGCACTAATAGTGTGTGCATATCGTGCGCCTCATTATAGGCATCGATCACTGACGTGCTGTCAGTTTTTGGTCTGGGCTTTTTGGTTGGCTGAAACTCTGCCTTCTTTTTCCAAGGACACATTTCCATTAGCTGTGGCCTAAAGCGATCCCACTCTTTCCATAGTGTTAGGAGCTGCGTTGGTAATTCTGGTAGCCCATCCCAGATTGGCATCCCAGCCCACTCATATGGGCGCCCAGTATCTGGATGTATTGATGGCGGCAGAACGTCTTGCACAGATCCAGCTCGCAGCTCAAAGACCACTTCGGTTTTACGAGGATCACCGCATTTACTTGGCCATGAAATTTTATGCGTGACCAAATCAGGTGGCGCTTTGAAGATGAGCTTGCCCCTGTTTTCGCGTCCGATAATTTGTGGCGCTGAGTTCATTAGATCAGAGAAGTTGATGCCCAACTCTTCGAAGATAATCTTTGTATTTTCGACATTATCGATATCGACGGCGCACGTTCCTGACGCGCCATGCAACAGCCCAACATTATGTGTTGAGTTTCTTTCATAATAGTCACGCGCAATAGCTGGATCTGACAATGCCTTTTCTGGCTGCTGCCAGCCAAACTTTGTCGGCCCCTTCGATCCTGCTGGGATTGTGACCAAATACCAGCCCAGTCTTGAACAGTATTCTTCTATCTTCATTGCGAATCACTCAGGTAGTCGCTGAGTTTTTTCCATGTGTTCAGGCTGATTTTTTCGTTGCCAGACGCGATTGCTTTGACCGTTGGGTGAGACAGCCCACACTTCTCTGCAACCACTGTTAAACGCCTATCTTGCAAGGCATTTCGTATGTCATCGATTGGTATAAGGTTTGTCATTTTTTGCTCCTTTTTGTTTCATATTTGCATAATCTGCAAAAAGATCTTTACAGCCTAAAAGTTTTTCTGTAAACCGATTTTTGTAGAGAAAGAAAAAGTGAAAGGAATTGCCATGAGCAATATAGACGGTTTAGCCGCCGAATGGCTACAATTAAAGGCGCAAGAAAAAGAAGTAATCGCAAAGCGCCATGCGGTTGAAAAGCAAATCACTGAGGCGTTGGACGCCAAAGATGAAGGCACAATAACCCACACATTAGAACAGCACAAAATTTCGTTGACGCAGCCTGTCACGCGCAAGGTTGATGCTGTCCAGTGGGATAAAGTGAAAGACAAAATTCCAGAGCATATGCACCCAGTGAAGCACAGCATTTCTGCTGATGCTGTTGGCTGTCGTTATCTGGCTGAAAAAGAACCTATGCTGTGGCGCAAAGTTGCCAAGGCATTTGAAACAAAACAAGGAAAAATTGGCGTGAAAGTAGAGGTGTCATAAATGGCCATTAATTTAAAATCACTATCAAAACCAACAGGACAGCGACCTATAATTGCTACACTGTTTGGCGAAGGCGGCATGGGTAAAACTACCCTTGCTGCAATGTTCCCGAAACCTGTGTTCGTGCGTACTGAAGATGGCACGGCCAGCTTACAAGGGAATGATGAAGTCAGCTTGTTTCCAATTGCAAACTCAAGCGACGATGTGCTTGGTGCGATTGAGGCGCTGGCCACAGAAAAGCATGACTTTAAGACGCTGGTCATTGACAGCATTACGCAATTGGCCACGATGATCGAAAGCGAGATTGTTGCTGCCGATCCAAAGGCGAAGTCGATCAATCAAGCTGGTGGTGGCTACGGCGCTGGGTACAGCACAGCCGCTGAGAAGCATCGCCAGATGCGCGAATGGGCTGGTGCGCTGGCCTATGACAATGGCATGAATGTGGTCTTCATTGGTCACGCAGATACTGAGACATTGGATCTGCCAGACATGGACCCATTTGCCCGATACACAGTGCGGATGCATAAGAAGGCAATTCCGCACTACACTGATAATGTCGATCTGGTTGGTCTTATCCGACTGAAGACATTTACCAGAGGCGATGGTGATAAAAAACGTGCCATCTCAACTGGGGAACGTGAGATCCTGTGCTTCCCACAGGCGTCGAGCGTAACCAAAAATCGGTTCAACATCACTGAACCACTGCCGTTTACTTTCGATGGCGGCAATCCTTTTCAACAATTTTTAGCAGAGTAGGAGCTTACTCAAATGGACTTAAACGGCTTTAACGCGATGAATATCGAACCTTCAACTTCTTTTGATCCACTGCCAGCAGATTGGTACAAGTGTGCGATCATCGACACTGAAGAACGTCAGACCAAGGCAATGACAGGATCATACTTGTTGCTGACCATTGAGGTGATTGAAGGTGCATATCAGGGGCGTCGAATCTTTGATCGCCTAAACCTGAACAATCCAAATCAGACTGCTGTTGAGATTGCTCAACGCGCTCTGGCATCGATCTGTCGATCAATCAATGTGCCAAATCCAAAGAACAGCGAGGAGCTGCGCGACAAACCATTGATGGTAAAAGTTGCCGTGCGGCCAGCAGAAAACGGCTACGATGCGTCGAATGACGTGAAGGGATATGACGCTGCGTCAGGATCTCCAGCTTCTGTGGCTGTGGCCGCAGAGCCTGTGGCTGCAAATGGTGCGGCAACGCCACCTTGGAAACGCTGAGTTCAGTTTTTGGGATGGGGCGCGTGTCGCCCCATTACATGAACAGAAGGAGAGTGAAATGAAAACACACAAAATTAGCCTGAAGCATTACTTCGATCACAAGGACAAATCGAAGGTTGCCTATGAAAAGCCATCAGATGACATCATCGAAATTCTGGATCAGGTTTTTCAAAAGTACAATTACAACTGGGTGAAGGATGATGCTTGAGTACATCGTTGTTCACACTGGTGTCGTGATTTTCCTAGCTTTGATTGGAGTGATTTCCTGATGGATCTTGAAGCATATGCAACGCCTGAAACTATTCAGGACATTTACAAACACTACCAAGCCAAGCGAAAGAATGAGCATCGACCTCACCTTGGCGGCAGTCAAATCGGTAATGAATGCAGCCGTGCGCTTTGGTATCAGTTCAGACATGCATGGACGCCTCTTTTCGAGGGGCGTCTTTTGCGTTTGTTTGAGACTGGTGATCGTGAAGAAGATCGCATTGTGTCGAACCTTCGTGCGGTTGGCGTGACGGTTTGGGAGCGAGATCCCGATACTGGCAAGCAAGTCAGGTTTGAGGCTTGTGGTGGTCACTTTGCCCTGT